AACTGGCGAGTCTATGAGAAAAGGGGAATTAGTTTCTGGAGCTAAACATAAAGCTGTAATAGGAACTAATAAAGAAACTAACGAGGTGTTAGAATTTGTATCTATACAAGATGCTTCTAGATCATTATCTATAGTTAGTGCTCATATATCAGCTTGCTGTAACGGTAGGCAAGGTAGAAAGTCTGCTGGAGGGTATAAGTGGAAATTTAAATAAGTAAAATATGAATGAGGAGAGAGATAAAAAAGAAATACACATAGTTAATCCATTAAATAGTTGTCCTGCACATGCGGAGGCATCAGAAGAAGCTGAGAGAGTAGAAGCTGAGTATAATCATGCTAAACCAACTCATTATGAGTTATGGGAAGGTATGAAAGATACATTTGCTATCCATAAAGCAACTTTAACATTTAATGAATATGTTGGATTTCTAAAAGGTAATATTCTAAAATATAAACTAAGAATTGGAGATAAGCCTGATACGCCAGTAGAAAGGGACATATTAAAAATTGCAGTTTATAGAGAAGAATATTCAAAACTTTTAAAAAAAGGTCATATATGACAAAAGAAGAGGAAGCTAGGAGTATCTTAAAAGAAAAAGGATACTATGTAGGAAATTTATGGTCAGTAGATGATGTTAAATCACTATTTAAATGTGATGATGACGAAGCTTATGGAGTTTTAGATGAAGCATTACAGACTGATGGAGTGATGATTCACATATGGGAATCTATAGAGGATATAGGGACGAACCATAAATTAAATAAAATAGAAGATTAACAAAATTAGAAATAGAGGGATGGGAAAACTTAGAAAGTTTGAGATAGAGGCTATAGTAGATACTATAAAGACTAAAATAAAAACTCATAATGAAGGGATAACTGTATCGGATACAGAAATTAACACTGCACTACGTAATGATTACCCTAAAGTTATAGAGTATAGAAAGAATGAAGTTAAAGTAAGAGAGCTAAACAATAAGAATATTAAACTTAGTCAAGAGATTAAGGAAGAATATGGAAATGGTACCTATGTTTATCAACATGTTAGAGCAGTCGAAGATAGAGTTAAAGACTCAATATTAAAAAGCAAAGGAGCTAAAGTGCTAGATGAGGCTGAAATAACTAATAAAATAATTATTGCTGGTTCATCGGGAAACTTAGAAGAAATTATTACGAATTTAACTGAAGATTTAGGATTATAAATAAATAAAGAGGAGAGAGATGGCAAATAAAATTTTAGTGCTAGGTAAATCTGGAACTGGTAAAACGTATGCACTTAGGACATTAGACCCTAAGACTACATTTATCATTTGCCCAGATGAAAAGAATCCACCCTTTAGAGGATGGAGAAAGAATTATAAAATGCTCAATGAGGAAGGTAAATTTCATCCAGGAACTTGTAACTACTACAAGACAACTAAATGGGATGCTATTCAATCAAGTATGAGATTTATATCTGAGAAAAGACCTGATATAAAGACTATTGTATTAGATACAATTACATACGCTATGATTGGAGAGTTTATGGAAAAGGCTGCTATGACAGGTTTTAAGAAATTTACTGAAATGGGAGCAAATGTTTATCAAACATTAAAGATGATAGATGGATTAAGGGATGACTTAACTGTAATAGTTATGGCTCATACTGATACTGATACATTTAACGGTGTAGATAGTAGTTCATTTGGAGTTCCAGGAGGAAAACTTGTTAAAGATGTAGTTAAACCTGAAGGAATGTTTATGATAACTTTAGAAACATTAGTGGAAAAGAATGGAGAACAAGTAGATTATTACTTTATGACTCAGAATAATACTACTAATATGGCTAAGAGTCCTGTTGAAATGTTCAGTGGAGCAAAGATACCTAATGACATGGGAGCAGTAATAGAAGCTATTAATAAATATGAAAATGGCTAATTATTATTCACGTAGAGAAATATCTACCATACATAATATCATAGATAGATATATAAGAGGGAGTAATATAATATACAGGTTATATGAATCTAATATAACCTCTGAAGTAGATATAGAATTTAAATCTACTATCTGTAATTCTATAGAAAGACTTCGTATTCCACCAGGAATGGTAAGTATAGATAGTGCAATAGCAAACTCTGTAAATGTTCTAAGGAGGAATGTATATAGTCAGAAATCTATACAACAAATGGGAAGGTATGATGAACAAGCTAGACATATGGCTACTGGGATTAACCATCCTATTAATAGTGGTATTACTACTATGGCTAATACCTCAGTTAATACTGGGATGTTTAACTCTAAAAATCAAAAGTATAAAGAAGAAGAGTTATTATTATTATTAAACAAATAAAATTTAAAAATTAATGAGTAAAGAAGTGAAGAAGGATGAAGGAAGTGCAGTATGTAAATCATACGCAGACTTTCTACAAGCAGGGAAGGATGTAATTGAAGCTGTAAAGTTACCATTTAAGGTAAAAGCAGCTAAGAATGATTTAAATGGTGAGATAATTAAGTTAGAACAGCAATTAGCTGAAGCAGACTTAGCAATAGTTAAAGCTAAAAGTGAACATCCTCTTAAATTAGACGATATTTTAAAATCTATAAATCATAGAGAGTTAACTGAAAGAAAGCTTGAACAAGCTAATGAATTATCTAAAGAATTATTTCCAGAAGGATAATAATAAATAAATATAAATAAAAAAACAATTAAAATAAAAAATAGAATATGAGTTTTAACGGAAGTGGAGTAGATACGACAGAGAAAGAAAGAGGTCCTAAAAAATCAGTAGAACCAGGAATACATAAATTAGCTATTGCTAATGTAGAGTTTACTAAAAGTACTCAAAAGGAAACGCCTGGTATTAAGTTTACGCTGATGACTCAGCCTGTAGAAGGTTTAAAAGATGAAAATGGTAATACTATTGGACAAAAATGTGTAGAAACATGGTGGATGTCACCAAAAGCATGGGATAACAATGGTAATCCTGATGGTAAAAACTGGTGTACAAAAGCTAGATTAGCTATTTTAGCTGATAAAGTTGGAGTAAGAGAAGGTTATGATGCAGCTAAAGGAAATACTGCAGAAGAATTTGTAAATGCAATCGCATCTTTATTTAAAGGTAAGAAAGCAAGATTTGCAGTAGGTGGAGAAGAGCAATCATTTGAAAATGATGAAGGTAAAACAATTAAGTTTGTTAAACCAATGCTTTTAACATTTAAATTCGTTGAGAGTTTAGATGTGGCAGATGCTGATACAGAATTAAAGTATGATCCTAATAATGAGTATCACTTCATCAAAATGGTTGAAGCTGATGCACCATCATCATTTGGAGGTGGAGACACTACAGTAGATGAAGGTGGAGATGCTCCTTGGTAGTAATTTATTTAATTTAGTTTAATATATGGGGTGGCAGAAATGTCACCCCTTTTTTATTAACCAATAAATATTACTATGTTTACAGGAGGAGGTATAATAGAATTAACAGAAGAAAACATATTTAAGAAAACTTCAGAGTATGATGTATTTAGTTATTATATACCTGAATTTGAAGCACTTAATAAGAAGTTCTGTAGTCCTTTAAGAAATGATAGTAAACCTAGTTGTGGCATAAGAGATATTGAAGGTAAATTATTTTACAAGGATTTTGGTACTGGAGAAGTATTTACAGTGATTAACTTTGTAAAGACTAAATATAATTTAAATTATTTTGATGCTCTAAGAGTCATATCAAATGATTTTAATTTAGGATTAAACAAGCAATCTATCACACCTAAATCAATGGGTATGGCTGGTAAAATAGGGGTACCTAAAAAATCAGTACCTAAAGAGACAATCATAAAGATTAAAAGAAGAGAGTGGAATAAAGGTATAGATAAATCATATTGGAGTGAATTTGGATGGACAAGAGAAATGCTTAATCATTTTAAAATATGTGCAATATCTCATTTGTGGATAAATAGTACATATTTAACTATGAAGCCTAATAATCCATCTTATGCTTATATATTTCCAAAGAATGAGTTTAAAATACTGTCACCTAATAGTGAACATAAATGGATTTCAAACACTTCTCTGGACACTTTGCAAGGTTGGGAACAATTACCACCTAGCGGAGATTTAGTGGTCATAACAAGCTCCTTAAAGGATGTAGGATTACTATATAAATATGGATATCCAGCAGTTGCTCCAAGTGCAGAATCTGCAGGTATATCAATTAATAAAATTACAGAATTACAAGAGAGATTTAAACAGATAATAATACTATATGATAATGATGGGGAATTTGACCCAGAAGATTTAAAAAACGGTAAAGGTAAAGCTGCAGCTAAGAAATTATCAATAGAATACAAGCTTAAAATGGTATTTATACCTGATGGAGAGCCAAAGGATCCTTCGGATTTTTATAAAAAGCATGGAGATATTCCTACAAAAGAATTATTAAATAGATTATTATGAATATAAAAATTACAAAACCTGACAATAAGGAGTCAAAACTACTAAAGGTTTGGCACATATCTGATACTCATGGATTTCACAACTTATTAGATATTCCAGAAGTTGACATGGTTATACACTCTGGGGATGCTTCTAATTATAGAGATATCTATAGAAATCAACCAGAATTTGATGAGTTTTTACATTGGTACAAGCAAATACCTATAAAATATAAAATATTTGTAGGTGGTAATCACGATACAGCTCTTGAAAAGAACTTGTTTGATGTCAAACAAAAGATGAAAGAAATGGGTATAATATACTTAGAAAATTCAGATGTTACAATAGAGGGTATTAAAATATGGGGGAGTCCTCATACACCTCAATTTGGCAATTGGGCTTTTATGAAGGCTAGGCAAAAATTAGATAAAGTATGGAAGACTATACCTGATGATACGGATGTAATAGTTGTTCACGGACCCCCAAGGGGTATAATGGATAGCTCATTTAACTTTAATAGTTATATTGAACGATGCGGATGCAATGCTCTTAAAAAAAGAGTGTTAAGAATAGAGCCTAAATTATTTTTATCTGGGCATATTCATAACAATAAGGGTATTATAAATGCAGGAGTATTAAAATTAAGTGAATATGGCACTATATTCAGTAATGGTTCAGTAGTTACAGACGGTGAATTTGGCTTACTGTCAAGTAATGGTAATATATTTGAAATAGATTTATGAACAAATATAAAAACAAAGAAGAATTATATTTCTCATACTACTTAGACGAATTAAAGAAAGCTGGAATTATAGAAAGTTATACTTATGAAGAGGAAACTTTTGAGTTATCGGAGGATATTAAATACTCCTATAATAAAGTAACTAAGCTTAAAACTAAGGTTAAAACAGAGATTAAAGAGAAATCTTTACTTAAACCTTGTACTTATACACCAGATTTTATAATTAAAATGTCTATATCTGGTAGAATTTTAGGATTTATGAACAGATTAGAAGGTATGGATAACTCAACATTTAAAATGAGTGGACCAGAACCTAAATGTTATATAGATGTTAAAGGAGTATTTGCAGGTAGAACTAATAGTACACAATATACATTTCCACTTAAACAAAAGTGGATGTACCAGAAATATGGAATTTATACGAATAAGATAGTCCCAGATAAGTTATTTGCCCAGACCTTCACGCCTTATAAGGTAATACAAGAAGAAGTGTACAGGACTAATATACCTAAAAGAGGGATTAAAAAAGGAGATACTAAGTTAAAGTATCAGATCATAACCATTAACGAATGGTTACAAAAAATTAAATCTTGATAATTATCAAGTAGTATTAATCAAATTAATTATATGAAGTATTTTTTAATAGTAATTATGTTTACCTTCCCATTTTTGGGACCTAGCGAAACATCAGATGGAAATAATAATAGTGCTATAGAGGACGCATCCTCACGAATAGTTATAGACACGTTATCATTTTCACTGAAAAATCTGGACTACGTATTAGATAGATTAAATGTCAAACATAAAGACATTGTAATAAAACAATTCATACTAGAAACAGGTTGGGGTAAATCATATAGCTTTAGAAAAAGAAATAATTTATTTGGGCTATACAACTCAAGGGAGCATGATTTTTTCATATTCCAGCATTGGACAGAATCTGTCAAGGGTTATAAAAATTCAGTACAATATAAGTACAAAGGAGGAGACTATTATAAATTCCTTAAAGATTTACCATATGCTGAAGACAAGGGTTATATAGATAAATTAAGAGAAATCAAATATGATTTATAATCAAGGGTTAACAGATTCCTTAACGGAACTATTTGAGGAAGATGTCTCAAATTGGTCCAAAGCAGTTATTAGAACTAAGTTAGAAGAGGCACTAACTAACTCAAAAAATGCAGTATTAGACACTGAAGTATGTGACGAAGATGCAAGGCAAATTTACAAATATGTAAATAATCTTCATGACGAGTTCATGACATTATATACAGAAGAGCTTGATGTTCAGGCAGTTTAAAGAATAAAATTAAAATAAAAACAACAAAAACAAAATTAAGATGGCAAAAATTAAAGTATTTACAACAAAAAGAACAGGATTAACAACAATTGAAGCTGATATTACTAGCTGGTCAGAATTATTACACTTGGTTAAACAAAAAGGTTTATATGAAGGTGATATGAAGGCTGTAGTTAGAGAAACTCAACATGAATTTGGCAATGGTGGAGATGCATTACCTACTGGATTAGGTTATGATGATGACAATATTCAATCATATGATTTCACATTATTTTTATCTGCCCGTAAGACAAAATCAGGATTAATTAATCAATAATATTAAATATGGCTAAAGATTATGAATTTTTACCATTAAGCTTAGAAATAGAAAAAACAGAAGAGGAATTTAACAATACGGTATCAACTATCCAAAATATTGCCAACGATAAGGCAAAAGCAAAGGATGGTAAGTTAGCTAACATTAAAGAATCTTCTGATAAAGATCATCCATTCTAAGCATAATTAAACACTATAACCATACCCCTATTATTAATTTAATAGGGGTATTTTAAATTTTAATCCAATGAATATTAATCAATTAAATGAACATGTAGCTAGATCTATAGGGCTACTGACATCTATAGCTGACCCTACTCCAGAAAGATATAGAAATTACCAAATTCCCAATAGAGAAAATATTGAAATTGGGGATATAGTTAAATATAAGTGGCTTACAGGAACAGTTATTCATAAAACCAAACTTAAGTACCATATAAGTTTCAATAGCTTTGAGAGAGGTAATAATATATCTAAAATAGGTGTTAATAATAAGGTTCAGAAAGTAACTCATGCCCTACCTTCAAATGAAATGCTAAATAAAGGTAGGTTAAATAAATATATACAGCAGGGAGGGCTAATTAAATATAAGTATGTTAATAGAACTCTATCTAGACATGACTATTATTTTTTACCCGATTACGAAAATATTACATTTGACATAGGTTTAGATGCTAAAAAAGTTAGTCCATATGACAATCTGAATGCTTATATTTCTCCATCTGGAGCAATTAGAGGTTTCACCATTCCTACAGAGAGTGAATTAAACGGAGTAATTCAAGCATTTGAAGAGGAAATTGTAGCTAGGGAGGCAGAAATTAAAGCTGCTAAAAAAGAAGCTGCTAGGTTAAGAAGGGAGGAAGCTAAAAAAGCACCATTAAGAGCTGCAACTAGGAGTAAAATTGAGAAAATTGTAAAATCAATATACCCTAACGCACTATTTGGAAATTATTTAGATTTTAACTTCAATAGTTATAGTAACCCTAAAGCTGAATATTCAGCAGTTATACATTTTGAATCATTAAATGTCACTAATAGAAGAGGATTGTCTAGAACCATATTAGATATGAATGTTAGATTTGATTTTGACAAAGATGGTATAATGTGTAATGAAATGCTGGGAGCTAGATCCACTTTAACAAACTTAGAGTATGCTCATGGATATCATTTTAGTCATTTGAAAAGAACTACCCGTGGGGATCAATGGAGTAAATTCTGTCTAGGTAGTACTGATTTATCAATGATGATATCTCAACTGATGTCTGAACATAAGCCACTACTATTTGAATCTATAATGTATATGTTACCTAATTATTTAAGTCATGAAAGCTTAGATGGTGGACCATACTATAAAATGTCTAACTTAATTTCAAGATCATCAGGAGAAAATAGCTCTAATATTATATCAGAATCCTCAATAAGGAGGATGCTTATCCCACAACTTACCAAGATACCTCTAAAATTAACAAAATGTAATCATCACGAAACATTAATTGTAGATGGTAATGATGGTAGTTTTGAGGACGCAGTATCAAGAATTCTTATAGATAATTTACCTAATAGTGAAATTAATAAGCATTGTGTATACAAGGATATTATAAATAAAGTATACCACCCTATACCTGAAAGTACTAATAATAGTGATTCCATAAGTGTAGGTAGAGCAAATTCAGAATTATCTGACAGACCGCCTTTAATGGTTATAAACGGGAAAGAATATAAAATTAAAGTTATATCCGAATCTGTTAATCAAGAAGAGGTAGATAATTTTAAAACTGATCCATCGTTTATTAAAGTTATGTTACGTGAGTCATATGATAAAATTTGTGAAATTATTAATAATTATCTATACGGATACGCACAGCTTAAATCAATATCAACTGAATATGGGAAGATCCAACAAGAAAAAGAACAAACAACACAAACAAAACAAACAACAGAGTATGAACAAACACAAGAATAAAACTAAGGTTAACGTGGCAACAAGTACTCCTAAGTCTCCATTATTGAGATTACAGAATATAACTAATCAAGTAAGAGTTCCTAAGTTGTTCTTAAGTAAAGAACTGTTAAGCTCTATAAATTATGCCCACAGCGTTGTAGGTAATGACGAATGGAGTGGGACATTAATTTATAAATTTAATGATAGTAAATTTAGCATTCATGAGTTATATGATACATCAAAGGAGGAAGAAATAACTATTACCGCTGAGAAGTTTTTATTGAGAGATATAGGCTCCTCAACACTTACTGAATTTGAATTAACAAATGATCAAGTAGTTGAGCAAATGGAATTACAAATGAAAGGTCTAAGATGCGGGTTAATTCACACTCACCATAACATGAGAGCTTATTTCTCAGGTACCGATGAAACTGAATTAAAAGAAAACACTCCCGCTTATGAAGTATATCTATCACTAGTAGTTAATCACGGAGATAAAAATAACTATGTAGCTAGACTATGCTGGAAAGGACAAATTGAAAATGTAGTTGAAAAGAAAGTTAAGCATTCATTTAACTTCCTAGATAAAATTAGGAATGTTAAAAATAAAGCTGAGGAAACTACAACTGAAGATGTAATATTCTTTATAGATTTAGAAATAGTTAGGGAGTCTACAGGAGAGCTGTATGATGCAATTCAAAGATGCCTAAAAGCTAATGAAGCTGCTAAGAAGGCTAAGGCTGCAACAGTGAGAAGTTACACACCTACTAGTCATACTAACAACGGAGTTGGCAATATTAGACCTGCTGGAACACCAGTTCAGAGTAAATTAGGTTTTGACACTACTCCAGGAGCCAATAAGGTTAGTAAAGTGATGGAGTCTACAGGAGCTAAAAAAGCTCTAGAGGTAGTTAGAAATGGACAAAGCTTGTCTAATACTACCTCTGACATCAGAGAGACTTTAGCCAGGCTTCAGGAAAGGGGTTTGTCAACTACTGTAAACACAGCTTTCACAAATATTTCACCATTCTTAGTTCAGTGGTTTGCAGGAAATTTAAATGATAAAAGACCATTCTATAATTTTATGAATACTTTATCGTCTAAGACTGACGAGCAAATAGATGAGCTAATGGATGAAATGTCTTCAAGATTTGAAGAGTATGTATTACAATACTTCGGAACTGATGATGATCCTTTACATTGCCTGGAGATAATGCTAATATGTTATGCTATTAAAGATATAGTTGACTATCCACCTCATAATAGTAAATATCCTATTATAGCAATGGTTGAATTTTTAGATAATACCGTTATAGAGGAGGAGGAAAGATTGCTGGAGATGGATATTGAAGAATTAGGCATTAACAAGGAAGCTGTAAGAAGTGAAGAACTTGAAGAAACTGAAGAAATGAATGTCGGATGTTTTGAATGTGATAGCACTGGCTTTGTCAACTTTGGATTTGGAAATGCTTCATGCCCCACGTGTCAAGGAACTGCAGTAGCATCTCCAATGAATATTCATTAAAATTAAAATAAAATGGAAGAAACAACAATTACATCGGAGACTTTGGAAGTCTCTGATGTTTCTTCTACTGAAACAGTAGAGGATAACGCAACAATTAACAATAGAACTGTTAGATTTTCTGATGCCCCTTGGTATAAACCTGGAACAATGGTTATTGTAGGTGGAGCAGGTTCAATAGGGTCATGGTTAAGCTTAGGTTTGAGTAGACAAGAGGCTAAAATTCAATTATTTGATTATGATATGATTGACGAAGTTAATATGGCTGGTCAAATGTATAGTACCTCAGATATAGGTAAGAATAAGGCTGACGTAATGGTTGATCAATGCATGGCATTCTCAGCTAATGGTGATGTCGTATCTATGGGTAAATATGAGGAAGATTCATTTTCTAATGATTTTGTATTTTCAGCATTTGACAACATGGCTGCTAGAAAGTTAATGTTTGAAAAATGGGTTGAATTTGTTACTAGTGAGGATATGAAAGGTAAGCCTGCAATATTTATTGACGGTAGATTGACCGCTGAAGAAATGCAAATTTATGCAGTCACTAGGAAAGATATTGACAATTACAGGAAGTACTTATGGGACGATAAAGATGTCCCAGATGTGGCTTGCTCATTCAAGTCTACAACTCATTCAAGTATGACCATAGCTGGATTTATGACAGCTATATTTAATAATTATATTACTAATGTTCATTATAAGGCACAAGTTAGAGAGGTTCCGTTTAGAACATCTTTAGAGTTCCCTACAATGATGTTTAACACTAAAGAAAATGAACCAAAGTCATCTTAGATTTCACACAGATACTGGTCGAATATATTCCAATAAGCCACCTCTAGTGAGTAGATTAGGTAGTGAATATGTACCTAGATTTAGAATTAACATTAAGGGTCAAACTGTAGCCTCATTGATAAAAAATACTGCAGTAGGTGATATCCGTAATACGCAAAGTAGAGTGAGAATTCACACAGATTACTTCAAGAGAAGTTTTGAAATATTGTCTGAACCATTAGAGCCCTTATCAGTAGGAGGGTTTAACAGAGATGTAAATTTAAACAAATTATCAAATAATGCATTTAGCAATATTACTACTATTAGAGAGAATTATATAAATATTAGTATGCATACTGGTAAACATTTTATAAAACTTCCAGGATCAGCCATAGTAGTAAATAATTATGTAGAATCTAATCCAACTTCTAATACTACATCCTATGAACCATTACATATAGAATGTGTTAAAAGAGAGCATGTTAGATATGTTAAACAGTGTATGATGCTAGGTAAGCCTGTACATCCAGACGCTATTAAAGTATTTGTAAATGATAAGTTTGATTGTATAAATGGAATTGATAGTGAATTTTTAGATCAGTTTAATATTTATAAATATCAAATGTTGGAGTTAGGGGTTAAATTTGAAAATGTGCCTAACTTTGATGAATTATTTACAAGGTTTAAAATGCCCAAAGCTAGAAGTGTTGATGAAAATACTAAAAACATGGAAATTATAGCCTCTGAAGCATTAAATATAATTAAAGCTTCTAATGAATTTAGAT